AGTATATCACTATCAGCAGTGCCTGTTCCGTCAAATATTTTAATTCCATGAACAGTTCCACCATCAACCTCACCTATGCGAATTCTTTCAACCGGAGTGCCGGCGGTATCAAAAACGGAAAGTCTTTTGTTATTGGATTGTAGTTGTAAATTTCCACCAGGACTTTTTATAGCTGTTTCATCTACATCCCAACCACCTAATGAAGCAGATACGAATTTAGCTAATCCATCTGATGTTATTGATGATGAAGCATTTAAAATTGTTGATTGTTCACCATCAATTTGAGCAGGTGTGAATAATTGATTTACAGACAGGTCAGCATTTATTGTGGTTCCAGCACCAATTATTAATCTACCTGCGCCACTGTTAAAACCAGGATCTAAGTGAAATAAAGATGAACTTATTTCTATGTTTCCTGTTGAACCGCTTATAAATTGTCCTATACCTGTACTACTATTTTCTGCTTTTTTACCAACAAAAAATGAATCTGCTTTTACTTCAAAAATATTTGGATCTGTTCTAAATCTAAATGAACCGCTAGGGCCTGCTATCTCAAATCCTATACCTTTATAATCATCTCCACTATTGGGTAAAACAGAACCACTAAAGAACATAAAGCCAGGTGAGCCGCTTATGGGTGAAGATGAAGCGCTCGTAAATCCCATATAACCCACTGACCTTAAAAAGCCCGAGCCCTCTGCTCCAGCTTCTCCGGTTTCAGGTAATGTCGAATCGACTCCACCAATATGTATTCCACTAGAAGTTGATTCTCCACCTATAAACATATCGCCTGATAGGTTATTATCAGCACCAGTTATTGTTAAATTAGTTCCATCAAAAGGAATTGGTGGTGAGTAAACTACAGTATCAGATATGTTATTGTTTATATCATAAAATTCTACTAAAAATTCAAACTTATCAGGTCTTTTTTGCTGTAAATGAGAAGGCATCTCTTGTTTAAATTCAAAAAAGTTAGGAGAAAATCCTGTATCACTAGCAGGTTGAATTGATATATCTGAAATATACCATTTTCCAGAGACAACTCTAAATTGTAAAATTCCACTGCCGCTAACATTTGGAGTAAAATTAGATGTAACTAATCCAAAATCAGTCTGAGCTTCATCAGCTGAATCAACTTCTAATATTCCTAACCTTTTTCCATAAGCATTTGGTTCTTCAATATCAGAATTTGTAAATCTATTGTGATGTAAATCGCTTTGTTGATACATAGATGAACCAGAAACATAAACCATTAACAATCCACCATTTGAAGAACCAACATTACCAACTATATTAGCAGATAGAGTATAGTCAATTCCAGGTTTCATATCAAATCTATAATCATCTTTTAATTGAAATCTAACATGATGTGAATTATCAGAATTACTTCCGGATAATCTTATGGCATCTAACAAAACATCGTTATTATATGATGCTGTCAAAGATGCATCAGATACGGTGGCGCCTCCAACTAAACCATTAACACTTCCGGATACAGTCCAATATGTATCTATCTCCGATTGTTTTACTACATAACCTATTCTTTCTCCCATTCCAACTGAAGCATCATCAACTAACAATTCTTTTCCCTCTAAAGGAACTTCTGCTAGTAAAGAATAATCATCAAATCCACCCTCACTTTTTGCATAAACCTTTACCTTATGAACATCACCTGAAAAAGTTCTCATTAAACTTAATCTAACATCAGCATATGATATTAGGTTATTACCTGAATAAGAGCCTGTTGGTAGAGCTTCAAAAAATATTTCTCCTTGACCAAATATCGGAAGAATAATGTTATCACCAGCTTCATTTTTATTGGTAAATGGTAACTCTACTAAAGCTGTTTCACTATTTACTAAATCTACAATTGAAGCGGTATAATGAGTAGGAAATTGATTATCAAGTCCTATTTCCTTTGAAGTATCAAATGTTGGAGTTTCACTTAAACCAACTAAATTTAAGGCTTCTGTGGGATAAAAATTAGAATTTTCAAAGAGATTAGCTCCTGAAAAATTTCCCGCAGCAGATGATGTATGAAAATGAACTGTTCCACCTATGTGTTTAGTGTTAAATCTAAAAGTTTCTTCACCATCAAAATTTCCAATTCTTAATTGATATGGAAATGATATTGGAGAATTTTTTTTAGTTACAATTCCCGATCTTTTTTGTGCAGTATTTTTTCTTAATCCTTTTTTATTTTTTACCTTTTTACTTTCAACATAGGCTTGTACATTTTTCTTTTTTGATGGTTTAGGTGCTTCTTGACCATCATCTGAAAGGCTTCCTTGCGTAAGCTCTTCATCTATTTCACCATACGGTTGAAACAGTAAATTTTGATCTGTGGGTATCCCTTCGACATTAAATTTAGAACTTGTAACAGAACCGACTACCTCAGTTCTTACCATAGTTCCTTTTCTAGTTTCAAAAACCTTTATTTTAGGTTGGGTAAAGAATTTAATTGGCTGTGTATTTACAGAAGTTGTATTTATGATAACCTGTTTAGTTAATCTTACATTATAATGACCTTCAAATTCTTCAGGAACAGGTACAGAATCAGAAAATATACTAGGACCATCAGGTACACTTTCTAACTCACCGACTATAATTAATGTAGCTACACCAGCAGCAACATCATCATACACTTCCATTGAAACTCTTCTAGCAGAACCTTCTAAATAATCTGAAACAGGTTCTAAATATATGCTTTCACCCTCTGAATCTATGAAATCCATTTGAAGTTCTGTTCCCTCTTTCATATAGGGAGAAGTTTCTACTAAAAACGAACTTCTTCCTTGAGGAACACTTTCAGGTAAATCGGATATTATTATATGCCTGGATTCACCTGTTTCATCAATCAGAACATCTATTTCTTCTAAGTCTAATAAATCATTAAATTTTTTGACGACACCCATAATTTTCCTTTGGATTATTCTTTAATAAATATTAAAAAATAACATTTTTTGTATATTTAATATATATAATGTATGGAGATTATCGGTATGAAAAAGAAAGTTTCTTTCACAATTGATGAAAAATTAATGGAATGGTTTAGAAGTTATGTAAGTGAAGAAAGCACCACCATGTCGGCGGTGCTTAATCAACACATTTTAAAATTAAAAAGGGAGGTTAGAAAACCTAAAAATTTACTTTCTAGTCAAAAGAGACATTACTAAAGTTATCCTCTTTCTTAATTTCTAACAGAGTATCTACAGCATCTCTCATAGAATCTATATGAGATACAATCATTGTAAATTGAAATTGTGACTTTAGATACTGAAATAGGTTATAGACAGAATTAAGGTTATCCGAATCCATAGTTCCCCAACCCTCATCAATAGCTAAGAAGTTAGCAGCTGGTAAGTTAGAGACATTTATCAATCCTACTCTCATAGCTAATGAAGATATGAACCTTTCCATTCCACTACTCAGTTCAAGAGGCCAGACATTATCATCATCATATACTATATAACAATTAATGTTCTTACCATCCATTTCTAGTATCATAGAGAAATCTACTATCTGAGCAAGTATATCATTTATAGCACCCTCAATTGTTGGAAGTGCTTTAGATATCAATTCATACGGAACACCATCTCTTTTGATAGCATCCATATAATATTGATAAGCTGCATGCTTATCTTCTAATTCCTCAACCTTATCTATACTAGCCATTATGTTTTCACGATTGGTTTCTAATACCTTAATCGCACCATTTAAAGAATTTATCTTTAAATCAAGCTCATCAATTTTAGTTTCTAAATCACCAGAATCTCTCTGTGCATCGTCTATTTCTTTTTGAGTAACTTTATTAAAAATAATATCTTTCTTTTGTTCGTGGTAGATATTAATTTTATCCTCAATTATAGCTAATTGACTTATTAAATTTTTTCTTTTTTCTGTGGTTAGTTTTTGTTCGCTATCTAATTTACTAACATTGGTTGCGAGCAAGCTAAGACTTTGAATTGATTCATCCATTTGATTCTTATGTGATTTTATATGAGATAAACCTTTTATTATGGTATCCAAACTATCAGACTTTTTTACGAATTCATTAGCTAATAGCTTATCATCATTTAGTTTCTTTTTAGTTTCCATAGCATCTATGGTAAATGGATTTTTCATACAATAATTACAATTAGGATCGTATTCTAAATCACCAAGCTTTTCAATCTTATCTAACTTATTTTTAACCTGTATTTTAAGTTTATCGATTTCAATTTGGTTATCGGATTTTTCATTACTGTATTGTTCTAATTGAGCAAATTTTTTATCCACTTCATTTTCAATAAAGATGTTTATTTTCTCATTTAGTTCGGTTTCTTCTACTGAGAATTGCTTGGATAGAGTTGCTATCTCACCAACCCTTTCATCGATGCTATCTAATGAGTTTGTTAGTTCAGCTTTTCTTTCTTCTAATTCGCTTATGCTATCAGCAGTTTCATCTACTTTTCTGAGTTGTTTGGTTAAGTCTATTATTCTCTTATCTTCTTCTTTCTTATCTCTAACGAACTCTCTTTTCACACTACTAAGATTTTTAAAATCTGATTTATTCTCTTCAAGACTATCCTTTATGTCTGCTAACTGAACATCATAATTAGTTTTCTTAAATGACTTTAAAAGGGAACTTACATCATGTATCTCTTCAGCAGCTAAAGTATAGAGTTGGTCGAAAACACCAATACCCATAAATTGAGCAAGTAAGTCTTTTCTTTCTTTCTGAGTCTTATCGATAAAAACAGTTGAGTTGGTTTGTAGAGAAAGCGCTGTCATAATAAAATCATCATAAGTTCCAATAACCTTACGAATATTTACATCAGTAGTTCTTCTTTGATCTCCATTGAGGGATATCTTTTCACCATCGTCAGCAAATGTATAGAAATCTACATTTACCTTTACATGACCGCCCCTACCTTTCTTACCTCTTCTTTCAATAATATACTCTTTACCTTGAACCTCTATCGTAGCCTTACAACTAAAATTATTCTTTTTATTATTAAGAACATTTATAGCTTTATATGCTCGAGAGGATCTATCAAATAAACAGAATGAGAGAGCATCTAATAGGGATGATTTTCCACTTGCGTTCGGTGCAAATATACCCACAATGCCTGTTAGCTTAGTGAAGTCAACTACATTATCTTCTCCGTAAGAAAACATATTGTCAAACTCTAACTTCTTAACCTTCCAAGTTACACCTCTGTTGATGTTATCTTCGGGCAATCTGTCATTAAGTTCTTCGTTTATTTTCTTAATATCTATAAGAGTGTTCTCATCTACAAAATGGTTAGTCTTTAGATATTCTTCTATGAGCCCATACTGATAGCCCGTATCCATTACATTACCAACAGCTATTCTCTGTCCTCTAACCTTTTCGATAGAACCAAATGAATCTGTTTTGGTTACGGATACCTCTTTTAAATTATACTTACTATGAATTACGCTCATAGCTTTTTTAAGTTGAGATGGAGTTGTGTCTGAAACCCTTACCCTTAAACGAGCTTTGCTTGGCATATCAGGACAATCTGGAAACTCACCTTTGTTTATGTCTAATGTGTAGTAACCATAATCGTTTTTGATTTCTATATACTTAGATTTTCTTTTTGGAACATCCCATAATAGATAACCATGCGAAAGTCCTTCTCCGTGATTTTGTTGAACCAACGAACCACAATAGGATATGGTCTCTTTCTTATTTAAATGTTGTCTTTTGTGGATATCTCCTAACAAGCCTAAGTCATATCCGCCGAACTTAGATATCTTAACATCGGATGGCAAAAAGAAACCTAAATCTGTTTCTGATTTATCAACAGTTCCGTGAAAGAGAACTATCTTTGTATCACCTTCAAAATCTTTGGCTTCGATATAGTCATCTTCCTTTTCCCACACATCCCAAACAACAAACTTTACATCAGCGCACTTATATATCCCACTATTCTTTAGATAATGTAAATTAGGGTGCTTTAAGTTATTTACGATAGGAGTAAGAACATCCATACGAGAAAGATTATTTAGGTTACAATCGTGATTACCTGCAATAATTATCGTAGGGCATATATCCGCCAGATTCTTAAATAAGCGAGACAACTGATCGACTAATTCAGGCGACATCTCAGTTTTTGAATGAGCAATATCTCCACCAATATATGCTACAGCATTGTCTTTATGTTTTTTTACTTCTTCGTAAGTTCTCTCAAACACTTCTTCATATTCTACGTGTCGCTTTAGGTTTCTGATTTGTATATCAGAAATATGATGTATGTGTTTAAGTTTACGAAAAGGTACTTTTACAACATTTTCTTTTATCAAGTATTATCCTTTAAGAATTGTTTAACTTTGTCTATTTGTTTATTTGGAACAATGTAATCCCAGGCCGTTTCCTCATCCAATCTACCATTTTCATAGTATATAGTAGAGCGTACCAAACCGAAGTTACTACTAAGTTTTTTGCTGAGTGAGATATTATCGACATGAACCTTCCATTCTTCATCGTTAAATTTCCAAATATTTTCTTTGTTTACCATTTAATCTCATCCTTATTAAATCAGAAAAAGAGGTTTCCTCTGATTTTTTTATAAGATTGATTACTTTCTTAAATCCCATATCAGACGGATCCTCATCTTTAAGCTTTACAAAATAGACATTGATACCATTTTTCATTAACTTATCCGTTAATTTTATTGCATCCTTAATAGCATCACTATCTAATAATATATATATAGTCTTAACCTGTTTTTCGTATATTTTTTTCATTAATTTTTTAGGTATTGTTTTACCAAATAATGGAATGGCATTTCTTTTTATAGCCATCGCATCAAAAACACCCTCACATAATACAATAGGTTCATCCCAATTGATAAATAGATCAAATCCAATAACATCTTTTGATATCGGGGGATTTTTATATTTCATTCCACCGCTGTAAATATCTCTACCGACAAAATAATTAATATTGCCGTCACAATCATACGATGGCACTATGATACGATTAGTGTATAAACCCTCAGAACAATACCCTATATTGTATCTGATAATGTCAGCCATACCCATACCCCTCTTCGCTATATAACTCAATGCATGGCGTTTAATGATGTTATTACCACCATTCCAAAGTGGATGAAATTCTTTTGGTAAATGTAATGTTTTTTCCTTGACTTTTGACTTAAATGATGATAGTGATTTTGACTCTCCGACAATATCTCTAAGCTCATCATATTGTTCTTTGGTAGCTTTTAATTTTTTAAATAGCTGATATAGTTTATGACCACCTTGATTAGATATCCAACAATGCCATTTTTGAGTTTGTACGTTTATTTGAAGTTTAGGCTTGTGATGTGAAGTAAATGGAGACCAATACATATATTCATTGGCTTTCTTTAAGAGTTTGCCTCTGTTCCCAATTACCCTATTCAGTAGATTTACAATATTACTCATTTATTAGTTCTATAAATTTCTCTATGTTAATAACAGCATAAGTTTTAGTTCTGTTTCTTTTAAATATCAGAACAGGATCGTAATCACCACTATTTTCTTCTGCTTGCTGTAATGATGCCCATATATTTAATGATTCTTGGTTCTTACATTCAAACGAATATGGAATTAGTTTTCGAGCCGCTGGAGATAGTTTGATATCTTCACCTGATTCACCCATAATAGCTGATTTTACATCATCGGGCTCTAAGTCTGTAAAGGATTCTAGTAAAAGGTCTCTGACTTTGTTTTGAAGTCTCTTGCCTTTGTTTTTGGCACTTCTTGATTTCATATTTTTACTTATAATACTTAATACTTGTTAATTAATACTTGTACTTGTTACTTGTTAATACTTAATTACATATTAAAAATTCAAGGCATAAAGATTTTATTAAAAATCTATCAGAATTTTTTAATGGAATTTAATGTTAACATTGTTAATATATATAAGGTTAAAACCTGTTATTCAAATATATTTTTTTATTTCTTTTCTAGCCCATCTTTCAGCACTTTCTTCCCACTTATTATCATCGTGAGGATCAAGTCCTTGGTATTGAGCCATTGTTCCTGCTTGTGTATACTTTTTCATAAATTTTCTTTTACCTAATCTTTTAGCATCCAATGCGTGTTTAATTTCATGCAGTATGGTTAGTAAAAACTCTTTGTAGGTTTTATAAGATGGTCTTAATGTTATGATATCCTTTTCAGGAATATACTCTCCAAAATTTTTACCACTTCCCATCTGAATCTTAGAATTTAATTTATATTTTCTAACTAAATTAAAAGCAATTTCGTAGTAATCAATTCTTTCTAATACAATATTATTCATAACTTTTTTATAACTTGATTCTTTTAAACTACTTTCAGGTGTCCAATCTTCCCATTTTTCAAACTCAACTTCAAATTGTTTATCTATTTTAGTTATATAAGCTCTCTTTTTAACAGAATATTCTTCATCCTCACCCTTTCCATAAATGTAATCAGCTTTAGGAAAATCTACTTGGGTATAACCACCCCTTTGATACCAATTCTCAGGCTTACTGCCTCTGTGTCTATTTAAAATTCTTTTTTTATTTCCTTTGATAAATCCTGTATCCGGTTCTCCCTCATCTCCGATGTAACCAGCATTAGAAGTAACTTCCATCATTTTTTTAAATTTACCCATTATGCGTCAAACCTCACTACAAATCCTAATGCTAAATCTTTATCATTTTTAATAGGAGATGATAACTGACCTATAGCTAATAATTCGTTAAAATCGTTATACAAACCAATCTTTGTCACATAAGGTGAAAAATCGGCATCATTTACAAAATCAGCATATTTAGATGCTTGTTGATAATAATGCTTATATGAACCAGATTTATATAATGCGTCTCCTGGAGGAAAAAACCTCCATGAATTTGAGCCCGAAACAGTTATGCTTCCACTTTTTTCAAATGTAGCTGATATGTTTGTGGTAGCATTATATTCATTTTCTCCTATAACACAAAAGTATGAGTATTCATTCAATGTAACCTGCGCTTTATATGTCAATGAAAAACCATCAGAACCCTTTCCTGTTCCAACATCTATAAATTTTGAGCCTGTATTTGTAAAAACTAATATACCTTGTTCATAAAATACATTTCCAGCAAAACTTCCTGTTGATTTAGCAAATTGGGAATTATTAAAATCACTAGCAGCAAACTGAGCAAAGCTAGAAGATAATTCGGAATCATATAAATTACCATTTCCATCATCTACTATATTTACAGTGGTAGAGGTGCTATCATCTTTTATTCGTATAGAATTTGGTTTTATTCTCTCACCATACATATTTTTAGAAACTGATATTATGGATGCTGATTGATGTAAGTTTCTATATTGATTTGGTGAGTTTGAAGCAAAATTATTATAAGGATTTACCGGAGCGTTAACATTCATATTACCAGAACCTACCATACCTCTAGTATCAGTTTCTCCAGACATACCCAACGGACCTGTATTTGAAGCTCTTTCAGCTTGAGCTTGCACAGTAGGTCTGACATCATCCGATCCTGCTTGTCTATAATATCTGTGATTTAATAAAAACCATGCTGGTCTATGATAAAAGCTAGCAGATTCAAATATAGAAGCACCATCTTTTGATTTGTCATAATTTCTATGACTTCCGCTTATAGCTCTAAAATTATAAATACCACTACCGCTGTCTATATTAGTAACAGTAAATTCCTTATATACCTTAAAGGGTGTTTTATCTACATCACTTGGGTCTAGCCTTTTAAACATGACCTTTATCTCCCAAAGTTAGAAGTCTAATTTGACTTTGATAATCGCTTCTCTCGAATAAGATTTAAGTAATGGTTTACTTAATTTAGCAATAGCTAACAACTCTCCACCTTCATTATATAAACCAACTTGAGTTATAAATGTTTTTGGGTTTTTAAAGAATGTGGGTTGACTAAAAGAACCATCAGAAGAAGTAGCAAACGATGGATTGGAACTAAAATTAAATTCTTTATTTGGAACTCTACAAAAGTAATGTTGAGATGTAATTACTTCTTCTCTACGTGCAGCGAAGTAAGGTGTTTTTGCTGTATCACCATTTTCTATACCGGAAGCACCAGAACCACTAATAGCACCATAAAATTTACCTACATTACCACCTTCTTCATTTGAATTTGTAATAGTACCTGAAGAAAAATCGTGCTTTGGTCCATCTCTTTTTATTCCCAATGAAGCAGACGCATTTAAAATTTCACCATTAAATATTAACATACCCAAATCTGGATAAAATAATCCATAAGCACCACCTGGTTGAGCAGCTGCTGTTGTTTTTATGTTACTTACTCCTGCGCTAATAGAACCACTTACAATATTGAAAACTCTACCACCTTGATTTACTTTAGGATTTGTGGTTGATTGGCTATCATCTATTAATTTTATCACATTACCAGCTGCGTTAGCAGCGCTTAATGCACTTCCACTCAAATGTATCTCCCAGTTACCCGGATCCATTTTTTCTCTGAGCTGCTGCCTAGCTACTGATATAGCATAAACATAATCTGGCTTAATATGATCTCCACTACCTTCAAATGTAAATCTATCTTCATTAGGACCTAATAATGTCTGTGATAATTGTCTATACATAGTTGCAGAAGCTCTATTGCCAGATACACCCTTTTTACCTGCTGATCCACTACCAAAAAAGTGAGCGTATGTTATTGAAAATTGTGGTCTTGCAGTTGTATCGACTTGAGGATCAGTTCCATATATATCTAAATAGTGAGCAGCGCTACTAGCAGATTGAACTGATGAAGTAAAAAATGAAGTTAAAGAAGCATTTCCATTTTCCCACATTCCAGCGGAAACTATATCCTTTACGTTGGATATAACATCGCTAGACTCCGGACTTTCGGGACCTACTATGTTAAATTGCTTATATATTGCCATATTATTTTACTCCTAAAAATTACTTCCAGCACCGGAAGATCCTGTAAGAACTACATTGTTTGTTACTGTTATAGATATCGTAGCACCTGTATCATTTCCTACTATGGTTAATGATGTGGCAGCTCCTGTGCTTGTAGCACTAGCTGCTAATGGAATTACTCCCACACTAACACTTGCAGCTACCAATGTTTTACTATTCGGAACATCATCCTCACCTAAAAAGAATGGTGTTGTAGCACCTGTGCTTCCACCACCACCTGCTGGGGTAGCTACAGTCATTGTTGCGACGCTTTGATTATGTAATATAAATGTATAAGACGTATCCGATACATTAGCAGTTGTTGGATTTATCGTAACATTTGGTTGATTCAATCCACCGCCTGCTGAAAAAGTTACCGATTCTGGTTGTACTGTAAGAACAGGCATTTTTTGTGTACTCTTTGGAAGAGTAATTAATTTGTATCTCATGATATGATTTTCATCAGGAAAAGCTTCTAACAAAGGCATATTTTCTAAAACTGCCCCATAAAAATCAGTACCATTTGGATGTGATGTATCATATAATCTATAATCTATTTCGTCATCAGCTAGTGCAAATTTTGTTATATTAAATGCGTTAGTGCCCTGTGCTAATAACTCTCGACCCTTTTTAGTCAAAATAGCATCAACGGTTACTGTTGTGTTATTTAGAAATCCCATAAGATAACTCCTAATTAATGTTTTTGGATTTTATAATTTGATTCATATATAAATATAGAATAATCAAATTTTTATTAAAATATTCTTACTTTCCACCACCTTTGTTTCCACCTTTATCTTCATCACCACCTTTTGTACCACCTGTACCTTTTTTGGTTTCTTTTCCACCACCCTCATTATCTACTCCGGATTTTCCTGAGTAATCCTTATTACCAGCCGGCTCTACATTTTCTGAGGTTTTAGGAGAAGTTCCTCCACCATAACCACCTTTACTGGTTGTTGGTTTAGTTCCTGACTCCTTTTCATATGCCCCAATAACCTTTTCAGATTCTTCCTTTGTTAAAGGACCACCCTTCATATCAACAGCCTTTTGAACTGCATCATCTTTAGAAACAGCCTTCTTAGCTATGTCATCAGCTTTACTCTTACCACCCTTTACCTTTTTATTTTTAGTTTTAAATTTTGCTACAGTTCCTTCACCTGTATCTAATGTAGAATCACCGGTGTCTTTTTTGACAAGTCTCGTTGGAGATGTCAATCTAAACTGAACCGGTGGTAACTTATCTGTAGTTGTTTTTATAGTCTGTTTACATCCTTCATAAAATAAATTTGTAAAAGCTTGATTTTCAAAGGCTAAATTGTCAATATCAACATTGTAAAATGAAGATGAATGATAATCACCAACAGCAGATTGGCTAAAGCTATTATAAAACTTCATCATTTTTTGATTATTGCCTCTGATTCTAGAACCACTAATAATCGGTTGTAATGCTTCAGTATAATGAAAATCTCCAAATGACATTGTAACATCAGAATAATCACCATCTTTTTCTAACCTAGTCCATATTGATTTTCCAACTTGCCTATCAGCTATTTCGGTTATGCTTGCTGTAAGATTAAATTGAGAAAACTCTCCACTAGCAGAAACAAAAGAAGATCCGGTATCATAACTATACATATCAATTGTAGCATCATATGATGTAAACTTAGTTACTTTATGTCTGCCGTGATTATAAGATCCGGTAATGACTATAAAATCTGTCGAAACATCTATTGAAGCACTATAATGATGTTCGGTAGCCTGAGGAGTTTTACCAATAACTGCTTTTGGTCTTTCAAATATATTCGGTTCTATTAAAATACCTAAATTTGGTTTTGCTCTAGCAGGTATCATTTTTCTAACCTGTGGAAATAAAGATTGATCGTAGTATTTTATCAACCTTATATAATCCCAAAAATTATTGGGTGATGTATATTTTTGCCAATATTTATCGGATATACCTTTTAATCCACGATAACTTAATTTTTGTAAATCTCTCGGATCACCTAAATACTGATCAAAATTTAAATTAGCAACCGATTCTATTATGTCATTATTAATTACATCTGTTGGGGCAAAAAATACTCCAACTTTGTTAGAATCGGTAGGAGCTTGGTCATAAGCACTAATTGTCGCTCTATTTACACGACTTAAATTAGCTAATGGAAACATTTTATTTTCTTCTATCCTAACCTTATTTGTAACCCTACGCAATCCACCGATGCTTGGTATGTTAGTTTTGGTTTCATCCTCTACATTTTTAAAAAAATTACCACTAAAATTATGATGTGAGCCAGAATAAGCATTTGTTGTATTTGCGCTAACATCACGGATACCATCCGTATCCGAACTTAAATCTTTGTTGTCATCAAAAGAATATCTTAAAACTAAATTATTATAAGATGATGAAATTGTATTTCCATCAAAAGCTTTTGGATTACCTATATGATTTTTAAATGAACCTGTATTTAAAACCTCAGTCCAATGTCTATATTCCATTAATGAACCGCTAAATTGAATGTAACCACCAACAGTTCCAGTTCCCCCTATGAAAATTGTTCCATCATTTTCCCAATTTTGATTATATGATGAGGAGGCGACTATATCAGTATGTAATGTGGATGTTGAATATAAGTGTATCTTACTCCTACTAGCATCGTACTTACCAACCGATAATTCAAAAGATTGTGAAACATTTCTATTATCACTGCCAGATGTTCTACGAACCATAACTGAGTGAAATTCATTATCATATACAGGAAAATTAGAAGATGATATTTCCTTCATTCCATCAGATCCACTTATCTGAAATGCTACATAACCATAATCATCTGTAGATCCATTATCCTTTAAGTTTATGTAAAAGCTAGAGGATGTATTTAATGATGTTTTTTCAACCAATACTTGATTTCTGCTAATTGGAGATTTAAATCTAAACTCAATCGTATCAGGTTTTCTATTTGTTGAAGAATCATCAGACCAAGTAGTTTGTATATATTGAGAGCTTCTGAAATCTAAAGACTTTGTAAACTTTCTTTTTATCTCAAATTGTGGAGTAGCATCATCAGGCAAATCAGGACCACCATATTCCTTAACCCTTAAAATAGTTGACGGAATACCATAAGCACTTATTAATCCCTTTATAGCTCTGATAGTTCCTTTGTTTTTTAAGAAGTAAGGCATGTTATTTATAATTCTGCTCCAAACCTCTCTAGAAGCATCTCTTTCTGAAATAGATGAGTAGTTTGAGAATGCTGAGCCTGTAACCTCTTTTCCTAAAGCATACCTAGCAAGGGATACAGTATCCTTACCATCATTTAATTGCCATCCCAATGACTTTCCGACACTCATCAATAAATCTTTTGATATTCCCTCATTTAATTTTTCACGTCTATCGTAAGTATCTCCCATCGCTTTTATGTAAACCCAAATATTATCAAAGTGATGTCCCATCATATCTGTCATTGTCAAATAGGTTTGATTTTGGGAATCTATTTTTATGTGATTTGGAAGTATATTGCTTAATTTATTTAAATTTTCTGTGTCATACAGAGATGCGCTTGATATTTGATTATTATACCAAGTTGTTGCTAACGATGATGTTGTATGAGCTAAAATATAATCATCATTTACAGCACCGCTCCCTCCTGTCTTAGGCCATGCATTGTCGTGAAAAACTCCAATGGAGCTGCTAATATAAGAAGAACTTTGAAAATACATATACTTTTCAAACGGATCAAAGTTATTTTTAACCTCTTTTATATTGTTATGATATAAAGATAAATCATCAGCTGAACCACTAACTCCAATATAAGAAGCGCTTGTAACTTTGTATGATTCTATTAACTCTGCTTTGTATTTAAAATTGCTAATTCTTTTTTCAGCTGAACTGAAATTCACAAAATTTTTAAAATCCGAATGATCGACATTTATTTCGACACTATCCATACTCTGACTTAAAAATTCATTTTTAATCTCATCAGATATAAAAGCATCAGAAGATAATATATCTGTCTGATTTTTGTAGTTTATTGTTCTTCTCTGAATTGGACTTTCAACATTCATAATATCAGGAGATTTAAGAACTGTTGTTGGTACATCATTATCTACAAATTCTACTATCTCAACGGATTCATTTGTAGGATCCATCATTTCCTTTACAACCGAAACCTCATCTAATTCCTCTATATCAATTGGTAACGGTTCATATAGTTTATATACCACCGAAAAGGGATATTCATTACTTACCACATCTTTCTTAAAATTAGTTGTTAAAAATAATCTATTTCCCATTTTAAGATATGTTCTTAAATCATATGGATTGTAAACCAAATAAGAAACACTAAATGAGTCAAATGTTCCTGGATTGTCACCTGTAACATAATCTATCACCTCTGGATTTTCATCACTAAGAGCTAGAGCAGCTTGTTCTATATTTCTATTTAAGGTGGCTATAGTTCCATTTGCTGTTATGGAATCAATTTGAGCAGTAAAGTCTTTGTATAAAGGTGTTTCTGTTGTCTGATTTACTAATGTAAAATCAGCAAAAACATTATCAACCCACACTATTCCATATCCAGCACCCGCTTCCTCATTAAAAGCATTATGACCATTAAATTTTATATACCACGGAGCGGTTACATCCCAATTGTCAGGTAAATCCATAACCATATTAATTTTTGCCCATTGACCAGCATTTGTTGCGTATACTTGTTGAGTGGTTGATTCGTAATTATAAGCTGGGGCACCCTCTATCGAAACCCATTCAGCCAAACCACCATCCCATTTCCATTGTTCGGCTGGACTTAAAAATCCATCTAAAAGGGTGGCTGTTGGAAAGTTAAACTCAGAACTACCATCATCATACAATGGTTCTATCCTATTACCCTCACCATCTTCTTTAAAACCACTATCTGTTACATCATCTAATATACCAAAATTAGCAGCCGCTGGATTTCTACTACCAAATGTTATCTCTGCACCATCTGTACCAAATTGTCCAGCACCATAAGCAAAAGCACCAATATTTAATGTTTCTGAAATACCTTCACCAGCATTACTTTTCATATTATAAACTTGATTCTCTATTATACACCTATAGTTTGACCAATGACCACTACTTCTATTTTTAGAAAAAGCAACTTCCCACTCACCAGGCAATTCACCACCACCGAAAGCGTTAGCAAAACTGTTATCGGTTAAATCGTCAAAAAATTCTCCACCCTGTGCTAATTCAAAAAAGTCACCATCACCATCCGTCATTCTAAATATTATGCCGCTACCTGGAACAGAAAAGTAATGTTGCCATTTGTTATCATAATCTCCTGAGGTTCTTCTAGCAAAACAGGTTTCAAACTTTCCACCATTTTCATTCACAACATTATTAAAGTTACCGTCAATCTCAGCCATAACCTTAACACCCGCATTATCACCATAACCACTACCTATAACATTCTCTCCCTTTTTAGCTAAAAATCCTTTATTTTGATTAAATTCACCAGAACCATCAGAGTAAAATACTACAAACCAATCGTCTCGTATTCCCATATTACCGCTACCGCCGCCGGTTTCTTTAGTTCTCGTTATGCTCTGTATGTATCCATTTTCAAATATATCCTCATATAAGGTTTTACCATTAGGCATTATAAAGGTTAATGTTCCTGGAAAATAATCAGCAAACTTATGTAAGGTTACCTTACTAGCATTAGTTGTATACTCAGGCTCATCTAACTCCCATATTAAATCATCTTTCAGTAATATTAATCCATTACTCCCAACAACTGTTCCTGTTTGCCATCCGGTGTTTTCCCCTGGAAATATATCCCTAGAAAACTTTGGAGTTCCTTGTCCAAAAAATTGATATGGGCTTCCATTAACTGCAGTTGGAAACTCACCTGAATTTACAGTTCCAGCCAATGCTTCAGGTGAACTAGGATTATTTTCTCCCCAAGCACCATCAGGTCCTGATACGTTCCAAATCCAATCTTGTGCTGTACTTAAAGTACCAGCCTGTGTATAATTCACTCCTAAATTTGGACTCCAAACATATCTGGTAGGAGAAGATAGTACGTCTGTTATTTTCCAAGCTCCGGCTCCATTCCAAAGTTCTTCTGTATCATCACCAATCTGTCCGTTAAATGATGGTAATCCATATGTTGACATTATATTTGCTGCATACTGTGGTGGTTTAGCCTCTACATTAGTAGCATTAGAATCGGTATTAGCTATATACCCATCCGGTGGAGTGTCTGGTATTTCCTCCGTAGGTCCAGGATTATTAGGATCATAATATCCAGGAGGCGGTGAAGATGGAACTTCCTCTACAAATATATCATTAGGATACTGAATTTCTATCTCTACACCCTTTCCCACCACGGTGCTTTTCATATCAAATGTAATGTTTATTACATCTCCTAATGAAGGACCTAAAGATTGTAATTCTAACATTTGTTGTTTTACAGATAATTCTCTATGTCCGCTTAAAGAGGGCCAGCTATCATAATCAATATATACCTCATTTTGATCTATAAATTTTATACAGTTACCACCACTCTTACCTTCATTTCTTACAAACTTTGCATGATATCCAATCCCTGTGCTTCCAGCAAATTCTCCTTCATCAAAAGAATTAAATCCACTAGTCCAGTTATTTACTTTTATAGCATCATTGTGTATGCTTGAATCCCAACCGGTATTTATAATTGTTGGTTGTCCTGTATTAGCATCTATTTCAATATCTTCAAATCCAGGATTATTAAAAATATTAGTTTGTGTTTTAACCTGCTCTGTTATATTTTTATAAAAAAAGAAATTAGGTATGTTTATAGTTCCACCAATCATATTTGGTGTAAACACTAATCCGTTTTCTTGAGGTGTTATTTGTATTGTGTTTGAAGTATTATAAACATAAGTTATTGTCGGTGGATCTGTTGGTCCTGCATTTGTAAAATCAGTTACCTCTTGTCCAATAAATTCTATAGGAGTTTCAATAATATCCTTTTTTACACTCTCTTGTAATTTTACAAAATCATCTACATATCTGTATCCAGGCACCCTCTCAAAATTAAATAATTCAGCAAAATCATCAATCTTTTTAGCTTTTAATCTAACCTCAGTTCTAGAAGATGAAATTTTATCAATATCATACATATAATTTGTAAGCAATAATTGTTGGGTGCGTTGAGATGATGTAAATATTTTACCATCTGCGTCAATAAAAAGGTTATCATAATCAGATTGATCTATTAGTGGGTAAACCACATTTTCCATTGTACCTTCAGCGGAGCTGCCGTATATTAAAATTGGGTTATCGTTTCCAGCTAAATTTCTTAAAAATCTGTATCTTATATTAAATTTACCTGAATCATAACCAAACAATTTTAAATGTAAACCAGGTTTTAATGCTACATAATCATTTTCAATTGTAGCTAATGATTCTCCAAATGTTAAATTTTTATAATCTATTAAATTATTATTTTGATCGTATAATTCTACTAAAACAATATCTCTTGAAGGCTGTTCACCCCAATAACCATTTTCATAAGGTTTATCACCAACTTTTTTTATAATACCTCTTAGTATTTTATCTTTATCTTCTATTTTTAATTGACTTGACATTATAGTTCTAATATATCTCTATTTATTACTTTATTTATTGAATCATCATCTTTTAGCCTATCCACATCTCTAGTAACAAAAAGAGTTGTAGTTTCATCATCATATAATTCACCTGTATAAGGATCTTCAAAAAGTCTTATTACACCTCCTGGTCCTCTAACTAGCAAGCCTCCATCATAAGCAGATCCTGAAATTCCTACTAATCCCTGCAATCTTTCTCTTTCTACTAAGTATTTTTGTTCTTCCTCATCAACTAAATTTTGATAAAAAGATAATTCTTGTAATTCTTCTGGTGTATACGGCATTTCTATTTAACAACTTTAAATGTAAATCCATCATCAAAATACTGAATAGTTTCTTCATCAGTATTACTTCCACTAATCACTTTAAATTCAAAATCATAAAACCTTTCCGATTGAAAAGCGTTTAACCAAAGATTAAAGTAGTTACCTGTAGAATCACAACTCACTAATGAACCGGATCCAAATGGTACTATAACCTCACCGGTGTCCGAATCCTTTACAGAGTAGTAAACACCATCTCCACCTATGTTTGTGATACTACCGCTTGGTAAGTATTTAACTGTTAAATACTCTGAAGCGGTATTTGAGTAAGACTTTGTTGGATATCTACCCTTTCCAACTACTCTAAATTTAATTTTAGATGTTTCTTTATACTCACTTCTTAGATTTTTCATATAAAATGTTAAATCTTCCAACTCCGTTGATGATAGTGCTTCTAAACTACCTGTATTCCATTTTGTATCATACCACTCAACCTCTAATTTAGGCGGATAAATAGTATTTGTTTGGCTGGAAAAGAAAGCAAAGTTTCCTCTTCTTGTCGAATCTCCCTCTTCTCCCGATCCACTTATGGTTGGACTTAATCCTATACTACCACTTCTTTTTAGTAAAAATCCCTGATTCGGATAAGTTCCATCAAACCATTTATTTACTATAGGAGTAACATCCATTCTCATATCAGATGTTTTATATTCAAAAGATTGTGAAGCATATACCTCACCAAAAAAAGTTCCACCTCTCTGATATGATACCGAACCACTAAGCCAAATATCATTCTCATTAGCTCCTGTTCTAAAATCCCAACTAGCACCTTCACTTGTTATAGGATCATCAGAACTAAATCCTTCACCACTAACCCAGCTCTGACTTACAGGATAAGCATATATAGATTGGCTATATGAAAGTTCGACTGAATTTGCGTCATATAAATTTAAATAATATTTAGGATTGGTTATTAAACCACGAACTATAGATTGTGAAATATATGATAAATCAAATTTCATAAGAATACGTGAGGCGCCCATAAATTCACCTCTGCGTTTTTGGTCTTTTCTTATTTCTAAAATTTCATCTAAACCTGAATTTTTACTACTTGAAGCGGAATATAAAGTTGTGTCGGTGTCGGGAAAAATAAAATAATGCATTAGTAAGATCCTCCATTAGCACCGCCCATAGAATCCCCAACAACCTTTCCCTCAATATCAACTGTAGGAAATTTAAGTTCAAAGCAGCTTGGATCAGCTGATGGATAAACAACACCCTCTACTGTAGCGGTTTTTATATCATAAAGATTACCTGAGTAACCATTTCCTGTATTAAATTTATTTACAATTTGAATAGGTGGTCTGTTATTTGTGCTTGAATCCTCTTCCGGATCCTCAGGAGACACCACAGCAGTTACACCATCAACCAATGATATCTGATAAGCTAAATCGGATAACACAATTGGTTGTCCTATCTGCCACTTATCTATTTCAAAATAATCTTTTACAATATCTATAGCTTGTAAAACTACCTGTTCTTTATTATATCCTGCTCTTGTTATTAAATTAAATTTAACACCTATATTAATAACAAATGCATCCTTTATATTTATAGCATCAGTAATCATTCTAAATTGAGTTAAGTATGTTTGAACATTTTCCTTAACCGCTTGATTAACTTTCATTAATTTTTTAGAAGCATTAAATCCTAACAAATACAAATTCATAGCTAACGGATTAAAAATTTTACCAGCGCTTGCATCAGCTATGCTTGCTTCAGGATCTATTTGTGAATCTTGAACTATATAAGCTTTTGCTATGTTACCATATTTTGGAGGTAAAGCATAAACTCTGGTAATATAATCCTCTTTCGTCACAGCTCTTTGTTGGGCTTGAAAATATCCTAAAGTATTTTCTTTAACCTCAATAACACTCTCTGCTCCTCTACCACCCGATGTTGGATTTGGATTTGAAACTGTCAATGAACTTTTTGTTGTAGAAACTAAACCCGCATTTAATCCAGTTTCATTTAAAACTCTAGTTAAAGAAGTTATATTTTTAACTGAGTTTGCTGTCACATTATGATCTACACCGCCCCCATATCTATAAGTAATTACCAATGTTGTATTAGACGGCGCTTGACCATATGTTCTTGTTTTTAAAAAGTTAGCGGGATCAAAAGCTGTATTGAGATATGTAGGGGAACCGGGTAGAGTAGAACCAACGGAATCCGGATTAGGAACTATCTCCTCATCAGGAGAATCTGATATGCCTGCGCCAAATCTTAATTCTGTTCTATTATCAGTTCGTATAAAGGTTGTAAATCTTCTTGAGGTTTTTAATAATTTTAATAAATACGGAGACTGATCTGAAAAAGTTGCTAAATCTGGATCATTATCTGGTGTATTTTCCATATCTTGGAATACACTATCTTGAGCTAAATAATCAACCTCATACCAATTATTACCATCATCATCTGTACAAGAAATTATTTCAGTTACATTTGAATTGGCTAATGCAATTCTAGAAAACTTTTCTGCATCCCCAAATGAAAAGCGTTCCGTTGCTGTTTCACCGCTCTCTATTTTTACAGATTTTTTTAATAAATATGTTATAGGAACATTAGCAGCACTCTCATATACACTTATTCTCATTGAGTCATATGAGCTTGAAAATTTAAAATTAACATCATCCACAGTTCTAAAGTTTATCCCACTATTAGATGATATTCGCATACCCGCATTTAATTTCATAGCATATGATAAATCAGCTTTAGTTGTGTAACTACCGCCTGTTCCTGATGCTATAGCGGGAACAGTTTGAAAAACATCTAATCTTCCCAATGATGGTGAAGCTAATCTTGGTGTATAACCAAAGGACTGTGCCATATTATACACAGTTCTTTTTTCTTCAGCAAAAGATAATAAACTTTCCTTAAATTGATTATCTATGTAATAAGATAAAACGTCACCTACATAAGATGCCATCTCAATAAACATCATACCAGGTGATGCCTCATTAAAATCATTATATGTATTTGGAAAATATACTTTAGCAAATTCAATTAGATTAGCTTTAAATGAAGAAAAATCTTTATTTAAATATCTAACTTCCTTTACTGATTTTTTAGAAACTGAATACGGCATTATTTTCTCCGTTATGTGCCCTCTGTAATAGTAGGATCAGCGTAAATTTCATCGGCAGCCGCTAAATCTAAGCTTACAGTTTCTACAGTCTGATCTACATTTATAGAAAATTGTAGTCTTATATTTAGAACATTTGGCTGTCTATTTGATGGAATAGCTTTTATATCCTTAACATTTACAAATGGTAAAAATTCATCCATAGAAGATCTAATAGATTCCTCTATTTTTGATTGTAAATCCTCTGTATTTGGTTCAAAAAGGATTCTCATCAAATCGCTACCAAATGTAGGATTGCCTAACCTTTCTCCTTTCATAGTCATTAAAAGATTTTTAATATTACTTTTAGTCTGCTCTAAAGTAGTTTTTGTTTTTTTAAAAAATCCTTGACTATTATAATTTAATGGTAATGATATACCAATAAAAACATCAGGATTTAAATCTTTTTCTATTCTCGAAGCCATTATATTTTACCATCCTTTTTATCTAAAGCTTTCATTACTCCCCTATAATCTTTTGTTAAATCACTCATTACATCTTGAACAGCTTTGTTTGAAGTATCAGCACCAACTTTTTGTGCTGTTTGTATAGCTGCCATTTTTCTTTTTTCTTCAGCACTACCCAACATATTACCATATCCCATAGCTTGTGCCATTTTTGTACTATCAAATGTTCCACCACCCATTGTTGGATATTCCTCCATTTCACTACCATTAGCAGTTTCATTTAGGATATTATTCAACATAGGATTTTTAGTGTACTGAGTTTCTTTTTTTGGTATAGGTTTTCTTTTAGGTAAAACTTCCATAACACTCTCTTCTTTAAGAGAAATATTTTTTGCCATAGATTTTATACCCTCATTAATAAATATCTGTTGGACTTCTTTTTTAACTTCTTGTCTGACTATTTCTTTTATTAATGATAATAATTTTGATGTTTTTGCCATACCTAACTCCTATTTTATATAAATATAATACTTTAATTTATTTACCAAGCTGAGCATCTCTTTCAGCCTTTACCTTATCAGATCTTTCTTTGTTCTTTAAGGCTTGATTTAGTTTGTCTTTCATTTCAAATATTGATTTTTTTAATTTATTTAGTGCTGGTTTTATACTATCTGCCGCACTTTTTACATCTTCTATTTCTTCTTTAAATTTAGCTACTAATTTTTCTTGCACTATAGCTATGGCTGCGGCTGCGGGATTTAGAGCGGATCCTATGCTATTAGCTTCTTTTAAAGCCTGAGCAGTTTTTTGTAAAGCTGTGGAGGCTGATATTAAACTTTTAGCTTGATTAAAATAATTTTCAAATTGCACTTGAACTTCTTCTAATTTGTTTATCTTTTCTAATGTATCTCTAGCTTTGTCCACATCAGTTGAATCGCCCCCCTCTCTAATAGATTGCACTACTTTTTTTACCTCATTCTTTTGCGAATTTACTGGAGCATTTATTTTATCATTTATTAAATCTCTAACAACTTTACCTAATCCCATTATCCCCTTACTCCTGCTGTTGGTGTTATTTTTTCAACTTCATATTCTTCGGTTTCGACATTTTGAATTTCATTCCAACTCACATCATCCCACATACTTTCTAAATCTAAATCATCACCGCCGCCATTCGATATAGCATTATCAGTTCCCTCAGCATTAATGTTCGGCGGATTATGATCGTTCATAACAAAAACTTTTTTACTAAAAAATATAGCACTTTGACCTAAATCATCCTTTAAATCTGATATGTCTTGTAGTAAATTATCCGATGCTAGAATTTTGTCATCAGGTTTCTCTGCTACTTTCATCGCATCAACATAATTTTCTATAGCACCAACAAAGTCTGTTAAAAAATCTCTCAACTCATGACCTTTAACTACCGGATTATTAGTGTCTACATCACCTAATTTTATCTCTCCAAATTCTGTTTCTAAATTTATACTAGAACCGGCTGCTATATTAATATTCTGTTTTGCGTGAGAGTGAATATGGCCATCTTTTGCATTTATAGCTATAGAATCTGAATTCATAGCTATAACGGAGTGTTGAGCTCCTCCTAATTTAGCAGTTTTCATTTTACTTTTAGCAGCAGTTTTTAAAGGTACATGTTCGTTGGTTGTTATATGAATACTAGCTTCATCTGAATTTATTTCGGTTATGTGTGGATAATTAATATCATCTGCTTTTGCGTTTACAAGAGCTTCATTTCTACCCTGCCCGACAGTTAGTTTTAAAAATGGTTTTGTAAAATTTATATCACTTCCAAAATGTAATGATTGACCAAATCTACCTTGAATTAAAGTGTCTCCTTGTTCTGATAAAACAGGTCTATTATACTTTGTCAATTCAGGAAAAACCTTCCCCTCACCAGCTAAACCATCAATTCTATTCATATTTACTTTACTTTTAAGATTTAATGGATTATAATAGTAAAGGTTGCCACCATAATTAGCAACATTTACAATTTCTCCTTTCAATGGATATTGAACTATATGTGGAGAAATAGGCCTAATATATTCATTCAAAGTTTCTCCACCTGATTGTGAGTGTAGTAAGCTAACTCTTATAGAACCTAAAAGTTTTAAATTAGGAATTATATTATTACCTTTAGAAATAGTAGGAAATCCATCGGATTCGGGATCTAAATAAACTTTTTTAACTATTGCTGGTTCTATCTCATAAAATTCATCTGAGTTAGCATGTTGTAATATTAAATCTAAAGCTTCATTTTTATTAATAAATCCCGTACTGCTTCTATCAGAAATTATAAATTTAGTATTTTTTCTATATCCGGGTTCCATAATTATTCCTCAAATAGATTATCCGACTCTTTAGTAATTTTATCTGAATACTTTTGTGCATCGTTAGCTACATCCTCAACAGCGGACATTAACTGTTCCTTCTCCGCATCACTCAAACCAAATTCCGAACTATCATTTGCTTTAGACTCATTAGCAACCATACGTTGTACTATACCAGCCACCTTTACCAATTGATCGTCATTCTTTACATTGATTTCTAAATACTCTTTGAGCATAGGAATAATCTGCACAGCGGTATCGCCATCCTTAATAAATGATGTTACCTCTTTCATAAGAACTTCTAATTGTTTTTTATTTGTTTTTGTATTATCGTATATGTCTTTGAATAAGTCCGATAATGACTTACCCTCAAACACTTCAAAATCGCTAGCCATTATTTACCTCTTATTAATTAGGGAATAGTTACATATATAAATATCTACATTCTTAACTTTTGACAAATATATATTATATTTATATATAGGGTGAAAATCCCTTTTTTAATAACTAATAGGAGACTAAACATGAAGGAAATAATAACAATGGTAAAAGGCTACATCGATGACCTAGCTCATCTGATGATGTCTTTTATAGCTATAGGCGCAATTTCAGAAGTAATTTTTGGAACTGGTGTCTTTGGCGTTAATGTTATTGGTAACCTGACATCAATTGTAAACCAATTCGGCCAGTCCGGATTTGCAGGGCTTGTTGCCTTATTGGTGTTGGTGGGTTTATTCCGTAAATAGTTCTAAAAAACAAAAAGGGGGAGCTTTTGCTCCCCTTTTTTTTTAGTTTTCTTCTCTAATTAAAGAGCCGGTATATTCAATATCTACTATACCTTTTTTATCAAACTCATTATACAATCTGTTATTATACTTTTTCATAACATTTACAATGCGAGTTATATGTTGGGTATTAGATCCCGTCATCTCACGGATTAAAATGTATAGGGCTTTCTTATTAAAGTTTTCTAAGTTCTGCTTTATACGAAACAAATGTAAAACTGAATCAGCAACCTTTATATCCTTATTTCTACGGAATATGTTAGTTAGGTTATGTTCCCAAAATCTAACCAACTCATCTGTATAAAGGGAGTTTACCTCTGAACGCTTTTTGGCGCTCTCCTCACCAACTATATTTCTCTTATAATCGATAACATCTATCTTATCATGAATCTTTCCCATCTTATAATTCTTATTGTTATTAAGAATCAGATAGTTTTTTGCCACAATGCTAAAGTATGAGAATGCTTTACCCTTACCCTCTTTAAACTTATGAATATTCATAACTAAGAAAGCAACCACCTCATTTTTAACCTCAATAGAATTACTATCGAAGTAATAAAACTTAAATGTATGAATGATATTCTCAGCCAACTTATCAAAAGCGGCTCGGATATGTTCATTATATATCTTATTCCTCTCATGATAATCTGTTGATTTGTTATATAAAATTATAGCATCCTCTGTGCCTTGATGGAAATAATAATTCTTTTTCTTTTTAGCCCTCTTCTTCTTAGGTTTTACTTGTACCACTTTTTCATTTTTAGATGATGATACTGCTGTTGCCATTATTGTTGTTCTCCTTTGAACTTATCTAGTTGTTTTATTGTGTTTTTAATTTCCTTAAATATAAATCCTACCTCATCATCAGCCTCAAACGAACCCCTGTAATCAGCCTTTTTTAAATCAGAATTTACCTTTTCAACTGTATTTATAAAATCCTCTATCCAATCCTCTAACAATTCTATTTTGGTTGTTAAATTCCAAATTACATAACAAGAAGTTACGAATAAAAGAGATATTAATACAAGGATTATTTCTAATATCATTTCTTATCTCCAAATAGTTCTTCAAATAAATCATTTGATTTTTGACTAAGCTTTGGTGATGGATTCTGTTTAGGTGTCTCTTCCTTAGAGCCAACCGCTTTCTTAATATTATCGCTTATCTTAGTGTTAGTCTCCTCATCAAGTCTATTCCACTCATCAAACTCAATGTGTGTAGCCATCATATCTGCTTGATGTAATATGTAAGCTATGTTAGATTTCAGAGACCAATCCGGATTGTAAGACATCAGATAAGACTTATTAGCTTCCTCATACAATCCATCTGTTAATCTTAATCCGATATACTCCCACTCCGACATCTGAATACCGAAATGATTAAGCAGATAAATCGCTCTATCCGTTACGGACATATATTGTAACTTAGGATTATGTTTAAATATCTCGCCCCTATTCTTACGATGCCATTCCGAATCCTGTGGTATATAGTAATCCTCTGTTAAATCCCCTACCTTACCTAAGTCATGGTGCATAGCAGCAAATATTAATTCTTCATCTGTAAAATTAATTTTAGCACCATCCTCTTCCCATAACTTCTTAATCTTCAAAGCACAATTTGTTACATGCAATACGTGTTCGACATAACCACCGACCATAGCGTTATGATAAGCGGCTTTACCACTAGCAGGTGCCACCGACATCCTATCCTCAAAGTACTTATACATATTCAATAGGTTATCCCTACGATCACCTGTGAATGTATCCCTTATAAGTTGCATTAGATTGTTCCAATTATCCAATATCTGTTGTTCTGTAAGTTGTTTCATTTATATAACCTCATATCTATTTTTTGTAAACCTAATTGTATCTTCTTTTCTTAATCTATTTCTGTAAGGACTGAATGATATTCTAACACCCCAACCAAGAAAATCCAATATTTCTTTTTTGGTAACCGATTTTTTTTTGTGAATGAAATCTACTATCTTATGATAAGATTTACTTTTTTCTCCTATAATATCAAACGCATCGGGTTGTAAAAAGTTCCAATCATTAAACCATTGAGGAACTCTACTGGCCCACGGAAACTCATGTATCTTTGATTTTAGGTAAGTCTTAGCTTTATCTACACTACCATCGCCGTCTAACGCTCCGTTTATCTTCTTCAAAAATTCATCCTTACCATCGTATAGTAGTGGGTATTCTTTTCCAACCATTTCGGGGTAACATAGCTTATTTGGCAAAATATAAGGAACACCCATACTAAGTGAATCAGTAGTTGCTATAGACCAAGCAGAGTACTTTTGAAAAGTACCGACACCGATATGCATTGAACGAATAAAATCTAAGTATTCATTTCTATCACTTATCTTCACTCTTTTTGAGTAAGGCCTATCTAAGTCCGCGAGTGTGGTATAGACAGTAAAGTCTTGTCGTTCTTTATATAGCTCATCCATTCTATCTACAAACCATGTCCAACCTGTGTAGTAATTATCCCTATGATTAAAGATAATAGTTTTCTTTTTGGTTGGAACTTTTGTATTATTAATTTTATCTATACCAAGATAATGTGGCTGAATGATTTTATCTAATTTATCAATCGTATCTTTATTATACCATTGTTTAGCTTTCTTCAAAACCAATTCCTTCAACCATATACTGTTTACACCACACTCTTCCATTTGTAACATACCATTGTAATTATCCATAAGCATACGCTGAGTATAATTTGTATTCTCATCTACTTCATACCAATGACAATACCCAACATACTTAGGAGATATATTAGTGTCATTTTCTAATAGGTTACTCATATTCAATGTATGTTCTGGCAAATGAGAATACACCACATCATAATCTGTATGTTTCCATCTTAGATTATTTTTGATTTCCGTATAATTAAAATGACATCTCATAGCATTTGGATAAGATGGCATGTTAATCGGAATCTGTGTTGTATTCTCAAATGTCAAACTCTTAATATCACCTGGTGACATTATTGTCCAATGAATATCATCACGAACTTTATTAAGTTCTTTGATTACATTACGCAAGACTACGACATAAGAATCCTTTTCTAAATCACGCATATATGTGATGTTTGGATATACAAGTATTTTATACTGATATTCTTTATCGGAATCTTTATCTGTTGTAAAATCGAATATGTTCATTTTTTTAACACCCAAAGTAATTCTTTAACTTTTAAATTTCTATTTTTGAGATTTCTACTACCACGAAAAGTATTGTAGTTTTGTTTTTTTAAAGTAACCTCTCCATATTTACTCAATATGTCTCGTATCTCATCTGATGTAATTAATCCTTCATTATTATAACTTAATAAAACATACTTAGAGTCTGTGTTTTTTATTAATTCATTCAATGATTTAATGGCAGAATCTCTTTTATTGTAATGAGATTTATTCCAATCGGTAGGTATACCTGAAACCTTAGAAGTTTCCACAGGTTCTTTATAATTCACAATTGTATTCAACATATGATAATTTGAACCATACGGGTGTTGATTGTAAGGTGGATCATAATATGCAACATCCAATCCTTTCAATTCCTTAACCAACTCATTTGTATCAGATTGATGTACTTCGGAATCACAATCATAGTTTGATAAAACTATGTTTTCAAGATTAATTTCTCCCATAATCCGTTCAAGAGCATTTCTTCCATTACCACCAAACTGACCTTTATTGGTTTTACTTGATTTGTAAAATCCTTTGAATACACCTGAGGTATTGGTATGTACCGAAGCCTTTAATAATAAAAGTGAAAGTAAAACATCTTTATATTTAGGATAATCATCAATAGACCTTCTAATATTATCGATGATTTTAGCATTTTCATTAGTGTAAAAACATCTTTCACCAAGCTGAATATTGTTAGTATCCTTTGGTGCGTAAAATTTCTCTATGATACCAATACCATATTTGTCCGTAAACTTATTCCTATTGAGTTCATCAATAATATCTTGTAGTTCTTTATAATCTATAGTATCACTATTTTTAAGAAATGTCTTGTTTATAATACACGAATAAGATTCTAAATCATTGGAAATAACCTTAGTTGAATGTTGTTTGAATAATCTACTAACACATCCTGAACCAGCGAATCCATCAAACATAGTTAATTTTCGACCTAATTCAGTTTGTATATCAAGTACGGAACTCCCTATGAAACTTAATAATTTTCGTTTATTACCTATGTAAGTTATGAGTTGTTTAGTTAAATAATACTTATTTTCCATAAAGGGAAGTATTAGTTGATTATTTACCATATTTATCCTTATAATATTTTAAACTTGTTTTAGAAATATTGATGAATATATTACGCATTTCTTTAATTGACCAATCACTTTCACCATAAGTACCTTCATCCCATTTGTGTCCTCTCATATAATACGAACCTGCCCTATCCAATTCATCTTTAAATAAATTGACATTGTTCTTCTTTAATCCTTTAAAACACATAATTACTCTATCAGGAATTGTTTCAAAATCATTAAAGTCACAACCTTGAAAAAATGCTACAAAAGGTAATATATCCTCTTTTTTGAAAAGTAAATCTAAAGCATTTAAATTTTTAGCAACTCTTTCCACAGCGTTTCCCAGTGCTTGTCTTTTCTTCCCTTCCGATAATCTCTTATCATTAGTACCTTGTGTTTTTTGTTCACCTATCAATAAAAAATACTTAACCCCACCTATGATTACATAAATAAAACCACTATCTGGTGTAAGAAATGTATTCTCTTTAACACCTTCTAAGTAAACATTTTTAAGACCATATTGATTCCTAAGAATACTATAAAGTGTTTTTATCATGAGTTTCTTTTGCCAACCAAACTCATAATTTGGGTATTCTGATTTCAACCAAAATAAAGTAGAGTCAATAGCAATCGTCATATCTTTTTCTTGAAATTTAGATGTCGTATTTTTTAAACCATGCTGTTCTTTTCGATTTCTTAAACTATCTGATTGTGTCATCTCCCCACTTCCCCTAAGTATTGTTTTTTTGTAACTTAATATACACAATATTTTAATACAAGTCAAGACTTTTTTATGCTTGAGCAAAAACTGAACTGTTTTTTGTTGTATGAACTATTACAGACTCTTCCACTCCAGTCTTTTTCCAAAGCTGACACTTTCCACTCTTCCATTTTAATATTGTGAAATCTCTCATAATGTACTCTTTACCAGTTCCTTTAAATCGAGCAAGCCAAGTAATGTATGTATAATTAGGATTATCTTTTTTAGTTTCACTAACAGCTTTTTTCCAAGTTCTTTTTGTCTTATCACCTTTCACATCTTCTTTTTTAGTGTTACAATTTGCACCATCACCCCTTATTATAAGACCATATTTTTTCATAATGTCCTTATCTTTACTTATATGAAATTCCTCTATTAACTTACAATCTACATGCGTTTGAATCTGATTCATTCCTTTAAGTTGTGTTGATGCGTTACCATTTGGCTTGTAATCTTCGCCACTTCTTATACATTTGTGATAATTTAAGTATTCTTCAAATGCCGATTTTGATGCTATTATTGTAGGCATATAGGGTAAATTATAGCCACACATTCTACCTGGTATTCCTTGAACTGCTCCTGCTTTTGAACTTAGGTTATGCTCAAGTCCAAATCTAAAATACTTTTTTATATTAGGATGAGTTGTAAAGCCAGCACTCAGAGAACCAACTACAATTATTATCTGATTTCTAAACTTGCCACCTTTTAAAGCACTTTTAATTGCTGGTGTAAGATTACTTTCCCTTTTGTCTTTGTCTTTTCCGCCTGTGTGAATAGAACTTACTACAACATTGTATTCATCATCTTCATACACTTTCTTTAATTGACCTTCCCATTCATCCGCCCATTGTGTCTGATTAGCTCTTAAAAAATAAACTCCATTACTATTAGTTTTTATTTCCTTATCTAAAGCTTCTAAAACAAACTGAGGTAAAGGTCCATTAAATTTATGTGATTTACCATCGAGATTAATAAATTTATCCGATTCCCAAAATTTTTCAATTCCTCTGTAATTTTCGCCAGGTTCTATTATAACATTACTTACTTGAAATGTACAATTTGATGTTTCTACTGAGTCCTGTAAACTATAGTTTGTAGCACCTACGAATATAAAAAAGAATGAATTGTTAGAGCTTACTAAATAATCAAGCAATCTTTGAACTCTACCTTCGTTGCCAACACCATATTCAGCCTCATCTATTACTACTATACCACCTTTTATTGAGTCTAAAACTTTTTTGTTTTTACCTAAATAGTCTTTTTTTATTGCATTATCAATGATTGTTATTCTTTTAATATCTACAATATCATCTAACTCTCCATAATCTCTTGCAATTTGACTATTCAAATCTTTTAGTGGGTATGTTGTCAATACAGTAATTCCAAATTCCTGTGAATTTGTTTGTTCATCCCATACATCAGATATTAGTCTTAAAGCAACTTTTACTGTTCCTGTTTTACCAGCCTGCAACTTCCCAATTAAATTGAGCACTTTAATTTTTAAATTATTATTTTGAAATTCTTTCCATTTTTTAAATATTAAACTTGCTGCTATTGTTTCATTTTTATATGCCATATTATCTCCCAACTTCTCCTAAATATTGTTGTTTTGTTTCTTCCCAAGTCTTACCTACGATATCGCCGTAAAATAACTTCTCTGGTTTAAGTCTGCCTTCATCAAATAACTTAGTATATCTTCTGATAGCCTTTGGTTTCCACCACCTCATAACGTAATCACTATCATCATTATACTTAGCTCTCATCTTCAAATCTTTCTCTTCTATCTCACCACGTAAAAACTCCTTACCATTCTCATAGATATCAGCATAGAAGATACCACGCTTAAATCCGTGCATATAGTTAGAAGCCTTTACACCAACTGCTCTAAAAATCATATTGATTGTCTTTTGTTTTACACCTGTTGGAGGACCTGCTACACCATCCTTCTGTGTGGTCTGTCTTAGATACTCATCCTTTTGGTTTTCTTTTAACCAATCATGCCATATCTCATAGGTTGCGTCATCGGGCTTTAATGCAATCCTACCCTTAGAAGAACCTAAAGTTTTCCAAAGTGGAATAGAGTTATACATAGAATGAATACCATATAAGGAAGTGGTAGATAGCCCAACCAATGTCTGACCATATAGTTTCTTCCAAGCATCCCTAACCACAGATGTTGTAACCAAAGCGGCTACCAACTTACCACCTAAGAAGTTATAACCTAATGGTTGAGCGCAACATATGGTTGTACCGATAGATGTATGCTTGAGCTTACCATCTTTAAATTTATTATCCTTAGTCCAACCGATGAAGTTATCCCTAGCTCCTAATGAGGTTACATCAGAACCTAAACATACAACACCTAATAGTTTATTGGTTATCTTATCCTTAATAAAAAATTTAATATTTCTGCCTGGATTAGCAGTAAATTCCATAGTGTGAATGAGCCTACGAACCAAAGTCCAAGTCTCATTATCCTTAGTATTACCCTGTTCTAACATCTCAACGATAGGTTCTAATGCTTCAATCTCTTTAATGGTTTGTTCTTTATTGTTAATATCGGTAGGCACCCAAATAGAATTATTAATCCTATTGAACTTAGATGCTTTTTGTGTCATAGAATAAACATCAGCATTAAACTCTTGCCACTTCTTATAAAGTGTCTGTTCCTGTACTGACATTGTTTTTAATAAATTGAGGTTGTCTACAAAAGCTTTGCGCTCTTTCTCAAAGTCGAATTTTGGTTCGTCAAAAAAATCTCCGAATCCCATATTGTTACTCTCTTTATTTAATTATCAATTAGTAAATAGCCTAGCTGGCCAAATGTTGAGCGAGTGGGGAGAGTCGAACTCCCATCTCTTCCTTGGAAAGGAAGTGTGTTTCCTATAACACTTCACTCGCAATAATATATATGTATATAATTTCTCAAATACAATTTTATTTTTAATTTTTAAAAAATAATTCGAGTGTCACTAACTTAACCCACATTCCATGGACGGCAATTATTAACCAATGTGGAAACCGGACTTCTACCGGCTGGCGCTCGAGAACCATTAGTGAACACTCAAATTACTTAAAATCTCCTGGTGCAACCTGAAAACAGGTTAAACCTAAACTTCTCCACATATCCACAACCTTCTGTCTGTCATCAACTGTCATAAAGACATCATCAATATCGACAAACTTATCAATCATAGCCTTCTTTAATATCTCATCTGGCATATGTCTCATCTCAGGTGTCGCTGGATTTCCTCTAGCGATAGGATAAGAATCACTCTGAAACTTATCAGGTCTTAAAACCAATAAGTTATAAGGAACTTCATATTCCTCTAACCATTGTTGAGTCTCCTCATAAGACCTATCATTTCTACCACTAAATATAACTATATTAAAACCTTTTTCATAATACATCTGAGCCATAGAAATCACAGGATAATTTGGCTCATCTAATGTCAATACATTATGACCATCAAAGAATATATCCCAATCCATACCCTCACCATCAGTTGAAGATTCAGTTGGTATCAAAGACTTCTGAACCCTCTTATCTACAAGAGCAAGAGTGCCATCTAAGTCAAAGATTATTGTTTTCTTTTCCACTATATCCCCATCGCTAGTTCAGCTTCCATTTCCAATTGTTCTCTTTCAAGAACATCCTCAACAGGTTCGGAAACTACCTCACCATCTACTTCGTAAGTGTAAATTACTTTATCCATTTCTTCAAAAAAATCTTCCATATCATTTTGTATTTCTTTAAAAATTGTTTTCATTGTTTTTTCCCTTTTTCTTACCCCTTAATATACACAGAATTTCGATTAATGTCAAGACTTTTTTTTAATTATTTTAACCGTAAATATCTTTTTGACCACCATCGTACCAATCGATGATACTATCTCCACCACAGCAAGGGCATATCTTCCAAGTACCTGTCTTATCGTCAAATGTCTGAGCCACGGAGAAAGGTTTACCGCTGGTAGTATAAGCCTTACCGTAAGCGGCACATGCCTTATCTATCTTCTTCTGACTCGCAATAGCTTTTTTAGTTTTCCACTTTTTCATTATATTTTCCTTTTATTGTTGATGTAAATATAACACTAAAATGCAATACAAGTCAAGCCTTTTCTTTAATTTTGTTGAGGTTTTACAAAGTTTTTATCTATAAACTTAATCAACTCCGTTATCTGTTGAACAACAAACCAAGGGCTACCAATCGGATTAAATATTGGTTGATTTATATAATTTGTATTACGGTTGGTTCTTATAGATAAAATAGGTGTTTTTGAATTTATGGCACCTGCTGATTGTGGAACAGGCGGAGCTAAGAATATTGGCGATGGTGTCGGAGCTCCTGCAGGAGTTGGAGGACCTGCTATGGATTGAATTTGAGCAGCATTAATATAACCGCTTATTTGTTCTATCTCACCAGTTACCGCTAGACAATTTGGTATTGTTAATAAAGCGGGAGGACCCATTGGTTTGGCTGGTGTTATTGCGGTTAATATGGCTGTTATTGGAGCGGTGGTTCTACTAAATGGATCCACTATGTTTATCATAGAATTACCGTATGTTATACCTGTTGCTATTGAGGATTGAGCTATTAAAAGAGCCTCACTCAAAGCACCTACAGCGCTTAATGCTGGTGGTAATAATATACTTGCCATACATATTCTCCTATATTGTGGAGCTGGGGGGAGTCGAACCCCCGTCCAGTCTGCATTCTCAATTAAGTCATTCACAGCTTAGTTAGGTTCTGACCCTCGGAGACTGTACCTACAACATGCCCACTACTTTATCCAGAGTAGATTGAACTGGCAGTTTCTTTAATCTCTAACTTCCTACTGGCTAAAGAGAGTTCGTCTAACTTATTTTACGACCGAGTGTTAGACAACTCAGTAACTTATGCGAAAGCGTAAGTTGGCTGAACATCTGCCTTACGGCTGATTGGAGCAGCTGGGTAATCATACTCAGCTAAATGCCAATCAATATCCAACCCTTCGAGCGAATTATCGCCATTTAGGTTTGGTGAGTCTTTTGTTACGAGACATACTCAATCTCTGCTGCACTTAGTTCTCAAATAACATCTGTCGATACCATTTCAGCCCCATATTTTACATATCTCCTATACTATCTAACCAATCGGAATCAAAATCGTCTTGGTTTTCTAAATAGGATATAATCTCCTTTACTAATTCCCAATCTTCATTATCCCTTGCTTCCTTTAAAGTACTTATTACCCAATCTAAATCTAACATAACTACCTCCGATTATTTGATATAAATAGTGTTAAGCTTTAAATTCTGTTGTAATATCTTTAAAAGCTTTTTCTAAATGTTTATCTACATTTACATTTTGTTTTTTATTTTTTAAATCTAATTTTGTTGGACTTAAAAATGTTACTATGGCTGATAATCCAAATGCCTGTAAAACATTTATTGTTGGTAAACCAAATATATCTGGCATTAACCAATTCCAAAGTAAACACAAAGGTATGCTTAGTATCATACCAATCATAAGAAATGTGCCTAATCCAATTAATCCTATCTTAATAATTTCCCAATAAATTTTTATCATATTACAATCTCCAAATAATAATTTTCTGATGAGTTGATGCTTGTTCCAACACAGATTTCATAATCGCCTGGTGGAACATATTTATTTCCGTGTTCACCATCATATAGTTTCCAAATGTAAATATTCACCCTACTTTGTTTATTATGACTATCAGGATATGGACTCATAGAAAATGGTTGTTCATGCACCATCCTACCAGTATTCAAATCTCTAATCCATAATTTTGTGTTATCCTTATCAATTTTATATTTTATCTTTAATATATCCCCCATATCACCATTTAATTTTTTATGAGTTTCTTTCCAGACCTGTATTGGTTCTTCTTCAACAGATACCACAGGTATCGTTTCTTCTAATTCCGATATTGGCCAAAATACATAAACTAACGAAAATATAATTCCTAATATCAGTAAATATTCTTTGTCTTTATTACTCATAATGTTTTTCCTAAAATTACAAAATATGCATAAGCCATACCAGATAACAACCACAATACCATCTTAACATATTCCCATTGGATGTCTTGGTCGGTGGCAATTTTTTTTGATTTTTCTACTTTATTCCAATTATTCATTTTAACCTCGCCATTTGTAGATGTGTGATTAGACTTTTTATCGCATCTTGTGTTTCTTTATCCATTTTATCAAAAACAAATTTTACCTTTTCGGCTTTTTTTAATAATTCCATTTTTTTATTTTTTTTCATTCCCAACCCCAAAAGTTTGTAGAAGCACCTGTATAAGGTATTCTAATAAGATGATACATCTTCCCATCAATCTCAAACATACCAGCTTGTCTGTTTGGATTAGAAACCTCATAAGCTATTCTTTTATATATAATTTCCAATGTCTCTTCTCTCTGTGGTTCTGGCATTTCTTCAATCTTATACGGGTGTATCAGTTCGATACCAAGCTCCAACCTACAATCAGGTATAGGATCTAATGGCACTATATGATACGGTACTAACTCAGGTAACTGATTCCCTCTTAATACAGCAATAAAAGTTATAAATACCACTAATATTCTTAATAAACTAATCGTTGATTTTTTCATTTATTATCTCCTTTTTATTTTTTTCTATTTTATGCCTTACCACCTCTGTTGTTACAGCCACAACAATACACAAACACCAAACTATGACTTGCCATTTCTGTGGAGCCTGTGGTGTGTTACTAAACGCTGGATCTGTTAAATCATTTTCCATATTCTACCCTTAAATATTCCTGCAAAACCTTATCCGTTGGATTTATTTTCCTGTTATTGTTCTGAAATATCTCCCAAGAATCTTTAGCATACTGACCTATTCCATACAACTCATCAACAGATTTAAATCCCTTGACATAACCTTCACTCATTTTCTTTAGCGACTTGGCTCTTCTGTTATACAAACCTAATGGTTTCAGTAACTCTGCCAGTTCTGATTGATTAGCCTTCATCATTTTTTTTGGTGTCGGATATCGTTTGAACAACTCATCTCTGATTCCATCTACCTGCTTTCTGTTTGTTAGATTCAATAACATACAACAGGTTAACATCTTCCAACCATCAGGTTGATATATCTCCTGTAATAATGGTCTGATTATATCCCTAATTTTCATTACCAAACTCCATTATTCCACGGTTGAAATGGCTTATAGTTTTTCTTCTTCAATTCCTTAGCAAACTTAGCAGATTGCCTTGTGATTTGCCATTCTCTAAATTTATTTATTAGTTGTTTTATCATTTCTTAAATCTTCTATCTTTTTCTTTCTTAATATCAGCAGCCTCAATCATAAATAAAATACTCACAAACATCATAAACATTATTGCAAACATAGCCATTATATTACTCCCTTTTCTTTTTTTGGTTTAATTATTAAATCTTCACCCTTATCAATTTTATCTTGTTGTATTCTTGTTTCCATCTCAATAGTTAATTTGTACGCTTTATCAATAACCATTTCCATCTGTTCTAATGTGGTTTGTACCATTATGTATAACAATACAACACCACATACAAAACCAAATGTAAAATTAATTATATCTTTTTTCAACTAATTACCCAACCATCATTTAAAAACTTTTCTGCTTTTTTGTACTTCAATACCTTAATTGCATCATTTCTTTTAATTGTAACCAACTGATTTCTGCCTGGTTTCTTTTCAACTCTAATTGTAGTATCTATCATTCTATCCATAATCCTCATTCCATTTAAGTGATCTATTTCGTGTTGAACACACACAGCCTCTAAAAGCCTTACTTCTTTATCCTCTTTAACTTCACTATCTTCCCAACTACCCTTACCAGATTCTCCACTATCGACACCACTAAATATCCAACTACCCTCAATTTGTTCAGTTTTAACCTCAATAGTTTCATATCTCTTAGTATGGCAACCTTTCTTCGGAAAACTTAAACACCCCTCGTAATAATTAATCTCGCCACTCTTATCAATAATCTTAGGGTTGATGAGTACCACAGGTTCACGAACATTGACAACGGCCACCTGTGCATCAATTCCCACTTGATTAGCTGCCAGCCCAATACCGTCTTTTCTTTCGTTAAGTATCTGAAATAATTCTGCGGCAATAATGTTTCCTTCTTCAACTGAAACCTCTCTTAGTTTTTTTTGTATTAATGGATTTTCTTCTTTAAAACAATCAATTACTTTATTTTTCCATGGAAATTTTTGCATTTTACCTTTTGGATTGCCTGACTTAGAAATTTCTCTCATACCTTATACATTCTCCATAATTGGTTTAGAAATAGTTTTTGAACTCTGGTTAGTTCCATATGATTTTCAAATTTACAAACTAATTTTAAATCCTCTTTCCAAGACTTATTTCTATCAGGATGATCCGGTATTACAAAATCACTATTTTCTGATGTTTGGTATTTCCATTTTTCAGCCCAACCCATCATTCTAGTTCTTAGTTTAGTAAATCTATCTCCGAAGTTATTTTTCAATCTTAGTTCCCCTCTTCAAGTAACCTGGTATCCAAGATTGTTCATTTAATGTAGAAACATATTCCAATAACCTACCACACTTTTTACAAGATACAGGAGTAATTGATTCTGTGCTTGGATAATTAAAAAGATGTCGTTCAATATATTCTTCAATTAACTCCCAATCATACTTCTTCTTTACATTTAGAACTTCATGATCCTTCTCACTACCACAACACTTCATAAACTTATCACCCTTTAGGGCATCGGGATCCTCCTTTAGTTTGAAGTAATCCCGATTAATTGGTCTGTTAAATTTACTCACTTAGCCTCCGAACTTATGATTAAGAAAGTCTTTTTGTTTCTTAACAGCCTTTTTAAGAGCCGCTTTCTTATCAGCCTCTCTGGCAATAAGTATCTCTTCTTTTGTTCTTCGTTTAGTTTTTTTCTTAGCCACTACTTTTGTAGGTTTAAGAGTACCTTTCAACTTAGGTTGTTCTACACCCCTATGATAAACAGTTCCATCCTTATCCACAAACTCACCCATAAAATGCCAACCAGCCGGCCTACCGCTTGGTTGTGGTCTTGATTTCTCCTTTGGTATTCCCACCTTTTTCTGTACAGCCCTACTACCTATTACAGACACTATATCTGTACTCACATTAGCAACAGGTTCGCCTGTTATTTTACAATCCATATACGCTACTCCACCGATGAAGTAACCACCATTTTTTTCAAATGTACTTTTAGCCATTCGTTGTTTCCTTTATTTTATCTACCCAAGGTAGTTTATAGATCTGAGCATTCGTAAACTTATACGGTACTACATGATCTGATTCCAAAATATCTACTACATTAACCCATTTAGGATTCATAGTATCCCTTACCTGATAAACACCACTTTTATGTTCAGCATTTTCAAGCAATATAAAATCACCATAGTCAAACGGACCACCCCATCTTTTTAATAGGTTACGAGATAAAGCAACAAACTTATAATCCGATGCTTTACTTATTCGTATTTTTGTTCCATCTGCTGTAATGTTAGGTGTATCATCACATTGTATGGTATTTGCTTGATACATTGTTACATCAACATTTACACCATACCTATATATCTTTGATAGTTCGTTTTTTAATAACACATTCTCAGATTCCAATTTATTAATCTTAGACGAATACATTGATTTGTATTTTTCTATAAAATTGGTAGAGAAAAAACCATTAACTATTGTTACCGCTATTACAGCAGCCAATGCTTTTTCTTTAGTTATCATTATTGTCTCCTTATTCATATGTTAAGTTACAAAAGAATTGCAATACAAGTCAAGACTTTTTTTCAATATTTTTTTTAATTCTCACATACATATTAGAAACCGCTTCCATTTGTTTTTTGGTAAGTGTCTTACGATTTTGTGCTTGTGCAATAATACTCTCCATAAAATTTATTGAACCAAGCCTATATTGTTCGCTCCAATCTGTGTTATTAATCTGTTCCTTAACCATCATCAGTTTAGGCATAACACTATGTAACCAACTCTCCCTCTTAAACTTTAAATCTGGACTTTCTTTTTTAATGATACCATTAATAGCATTCTGCATCTTTTCGGTAATCTTACGACCACTAACTATTGCTACCAACATATCAGAAGTAAACTCATTAGCCTTACCACCATCTTTCACCTGACTTTCAATGATTTTTTTTAATTCAATAATCTGAACACCATACTCTTTTTTATTATGTTCAACCCATTTTTTATTAATCATTTAATTTTACCTATATTTATTAATTTAATTAAAATCTATATTTAGGTCCTGTCCATTGATACCAATCAGTATTCGTATCGAAGATTGAACCTCTAACATGCTTTGCTGGAGCAGCCCAACTAGCTGCTTTAAATACATCACCTTTGAAGTAAGGGATACCTTTTAGTATTCCATCACCATTGGCGATAAATCCCCAAACAGAACTACCATGCATTACCTTAGTATATTTCCTACCGCTTTTAATAGCAACACCTTTATTGAATCTTTCAATACCTTCTTCCCAATCTGTCCAACTAGCATAATGTTTTTTTATACCTTCAACCAGCCTATCAATACCGCTTTGAAATTCGGTAGCTGATTCTTTACTTAATTGTTTTTCTAAGTTCATTGTTTTTCCTTTATTATCTATACCTTAATATACAAAAGAAATGCAATATGTGTCAAGCTTTTTTTTTATTTATTTTCTACTAAATCCGCCCTTTTCTATTTTAATAGGCTTTTCAATATTATCTAAAGAATTGTCTGGCAAATCTACAGCAGTATCATCGACTTTTTCTGTCTCAAGCTTTTTTTTATCATTATAAACCGGCCAAATCTTTTCTTTAATTTCAGTCTTAGAAACAGCGTGAGGAGATTTTTTTTCTCTATCCTGTA